CCCTGTGAAGGGCGCACGGTGCTTTGGTACAACACCACTCCCGGGAAAACCGGAAGTTACCTACTATCAGATGGATTCTCATCATGGGTATTCGAAGACGGCGCGTCCCTCATACAGGGCCGCTGCGTTGGACCACTTGGTATAATCCAAATTGGATAAGTGATCCAGACTGGGGGACTATGTCCTCCGGTGTCTTAGAACCGATTTCGTCATTAGAAACGACGGAATCACGCGGTCACGCATGGCCTGTTAAGGCGAAGCGTGGCAGACAGGTAAATGATATTGGTGGAAATTTCTCCACTATCAAAGTTAAGGACTTGTTTACCGACTCCCCTGGTAATGTTCAATCTATCAGGAGGAACGGGACACTTTATTCGGGCCAGCAATGGGCCGTAAGTCCTTTTACAGCGATAAATTCCGCGCTCTCCCTAGTGTCCTGGACATCAGATGTGAATCTGAATACCTTAGGCACAAAGGCGATTGCGCGTGTAATCCCTACCAATCCTGTCGTCGACGGATCTACTGCTATCGGTGAGCTTAAGGCGGATTTTCCTCGTCTTATTGGCAAACAACTTTTCAAGACCAAGTTCAAAGACCCCTCGAAAGTGGGTTCTGAGTACTTGAATGTCGAGTTTGGCTGGAAGCCCCTCATCTCCGATATAAAGAAAGCCGCTTATGCTGTGCGAGAGTCTGAAAAGATCCTCAAACAGTTAGAGCGGGATTCTGGCAAGATCGTCCGTCGGAAATTCGCGTTCCCAGATGATGTGACATCGAGCACCACGGTTGTTAGCAACCAGCAAGCCTGGATTAACGGGCAGAATGGAAGCATAAATCCGAAGTGCTTTGTGTCACAAACGGGGGCACCACTTACCATCGCCTATACGACGACGGTGAGAACCTGGTTCTCCGGAGCTTTTACATACCTTCTTCAAACAGGTCAATCTGAACTGCAGAAGTTGGAACGTCAGGGCTCCGAAGCAAGGAAACTGTACGGCCTTGAGCTTACGCCTGAGGTCGTTTGGAACCTTGCTCCGTGGAGCTGGGCTGCTGACTGGGAAGGGAATATTGGAGATGTTTTACACAACTCCGCTCGCTTCTCAGCCGACGGCCTAATAATGCGGTATGGCTATGTAATGCAGGAGAAAACTTGCAAAATAGACTATACCCTCAACCCTTCCGGCTCAATAAATACCGGGGATAATAAAGGGAGAGAACTCCATATGACCATTACTGCGAACAGCAAGGTTAGAAGAGTTGCATCACCATTTGGTTTTGGCTTTGACATGCACGCCCTGACCGGGCGGCAGTCTGCCATACTCGGGGCTCTCGCAATTTCGCGAAGCCCAAATCGCCTTTAAATAAGGCGGTGGTGGATCAATGACTTTACAAAAGTCGGCGATTCATGTCACTAGCGTGTGTAATCCACACGTGACCTAAACAATCGAAAAGAGTAATGCCATGTCTTTCGCAGACCCCCAATCAGTAACTATCAACGCGGTGGCGATTTCCATGCCCCGAACGAGTTCTGGTGTCAATACTGGCACCTTTACCTCGTCCGACGGCCTGACCCGCCAGTCCGTCGCGCATGCCTATGGCAAGCGCACTCGACGGACGATCCGTATTGATAGTTCGAAGATTTCCGCGGATCCGTTGCTTCCCGCTCAGAATGTGAAGTTGTCGGCCAGTGTTTACTTGGTCGTCGACGCACCTGTTGCGGGTTACACGAACACGGAACTCAAGCAGATCGCGGACGGCTTTCTTGCCGCCCTGACTGCCTCTTCGGGTGCTAAAATCTCTCAGCTTCTCGGCGGAGAGAACTAACACTACTGAAGTTTTCATCTGCGTAACGTGGCTATGGATCTACGAGCTCTGTTAGGAGTCGAGATGAAAAGCCTTACGTTACTCTGGCAGGAGGTCGCATATGAACTCGCGACCTGGTGTTGCACCAGCACCACTCGGGACTATAAAACGGTCCTGAGTCGAGTCGAACATGAAGGTATGTCGTTTTTAACGATTACCCTACCAGGCTTCTGCACGGACTTCCAAAAAAGTCTGGCAGCGGGCCACGTAGATCGCAACCTGTTTCAGGGCTTTGCCTTTACAGGTAGTCTCCCCCGATTTCTCGGAGGTTTCTTCGATCTTGTGTTCGACCGTGGAACTGGTCTTCTTCTTGACAAACCGTCTATTGACGCGATCTACTCGATACGCCAGCTTACGCTGATGTTCGGGAAGATCCTTATTGAGTGCAGTGATGCACGTAAGGAGGCGGCTCTAGATGGATTCGTCAAGTGTGAGCAGTCAGTTAAAGAAGCGGACGCTCGGCGGGGACCTCGTGAAAATGAGGACTTCCATCGCGTGTCTCGCCTGCTCTGGGCTGATCTCTTTGCGGCGGTTGATAATGCCGTCGCGAACTACGAGATCACACCGAAGCACGGTCCCGGCGCCACCGCTGATAGACTTAAGGGTAACCAAAAGTACTATCAGTCCGAGTGGACCGAAAGGCTCGAAAAAGTGTTTCCCGCGGGTAAGTTTCTACTTCCGTCTTGGAAACACATCTCTGAGCTTGATCGTGTTAACTGGCTCGAACCCGGAAAAGAGCGACCCGTCAGGGTCACCCTTGTTCCTAAGACGCTCAAAACACCTCGAATTATAGCCATCGAGCCCACTGCCATGCAATATGCACAGCAGGGGATCTTGGAGGCTATAGACGAAGAGTGTGCGCGCAATGACAACGCGCGTCACTTTATCAGATGGGATAGTGCCGTACCTAATCAGGAATTGGCACGCCTTGGTTCCCTTTTTGGGGACCTAGCCACGCTCGACTTGAGCGAGGCATCTGATCGTGTTTCGAATCAGCTCGTTAGGCTCATGTTGCAAAATCATCCTCACCTAGGTGAGGCTGTGGATGCGACACGATCCAGGAAGGCTGAAATACAAACCAAAACCGGAAAGAAAATCATTCGGTTAGGTAAGTTTGCATCTATGGGTTCAGCTCTCTGTTTTCCTATGGAGTCATTGGTCTTTATGACTGTGATATTCCTAGGGATAGAGAGGGAGCTAAGAAGACCACTGACCCAGAACGATATAAAGTCGTTCAGGGGCCAGGTGCGCACGTTCGGGGACGATATCATTGTCCCCGTGCGCTATGTGCGTTCTGTTGTTAGCGAACTCGAAACTTTCGGGTTTCTTGTAAATGCTAGCAAGTCTTTCTGGACTGGTAATTTCAGAGAGTCTTGCGGAAAGGATTACTTTGCGGGCGAAGACGTTTCAGTCGTACGCGTTCGCAGGGTTTTCCCAACACAACGGAAAGACGCTCCTGAGCTTGTCTCGTTAGTATCACTCCGCAACCAACTTTATAAAAGAGGGTTGTGGAGAACTACGAGACATCTTGACCCACTGATTGAACGGTTTATACCGTTTCCTGCGGTGGGTTTTGATGCTCAGGCAATAGGGAAGCACTCCTTTTTGGGTTATGAAACTCATAGGATGTGTTCCGATCTACAAAAGCCCCTTGTCAGGGCAGCTGTAGCGGTCAGTAAACTCCCGCTTGATAAGCTAGAGGGTACTGGTGCCTTGCTTAAGTTTTTCCTTAAACGCGGCGAAGAGCCATTCGCTGACAGGAATCATCTAGAGCGTTTTGGACGCCCTGAGTCCGTCGACATCAAGCTCAGGTGGGCCTCCGCGTATTAGTGCGGAGGTGCGGGTAACCAATCCCGTATGAGGAGG